ACCAGTTTGTAAATTTGAATTAACTGATGAAGATGAAAAATTAAAATGCTGTAATTGGACAAATTTAATTCCCGTTCAACTTTTTAAAAAAGTTGATCAAAATATTTATCATACTAATAATACTAATACTAATTTGGCTCCACCTTTTTTAAAAAAGGTGGATTATATTGTAAATAAAATAGAAAAATTTAAAGAAGAAGGTTCAACGACTAAATGGTTTTCGAGTGAATTTATATTAAATAAAGATTTTGCTGAAATGAAAGCAAATATGAATTCACTATAAGATATAGTCTAATCCTTATTGAAAGATAAGGTAGAGGAAATGTACAGGTAATCCTCAAATAACTTTCTGGAAAGTGACATACCGTCGCTATACCAATTTTGCCATAGAATCAATTGAACAAACATTCAATGGCCAAGCTGATTTCGGACGTCGTGTTCAATGCACGATCAGTAGAAACGGCGATCTTGCATACAGAACATACTTGCAAGTTACTTTACCCGAAATTAACCAACTTATGGGCATTGCTTCCTTCGCCGCTGGCCAAGGATCGGGCGTCTATGCTCGTTGGTTAGATTTCCCCGGTGAGCAAATCATTGCTCAAGTTGAGGTCGAGATTGGTGGTCAACGCATTGATCGCCAATATGGTGACTGGATGCACATTTGGAATCAACTTACGATGACTTCCGAGCAAGAGCGTGGTTACTTCAAGATGATTGGTAACACCACTCAACTCACATTTATCACAGATCCTTCTTTCTCTGAAGTTGATGGACCTTGTGACTCCTTGGCTCCTCGTCAAGTGTGTGCTCCCCGTAATGCTCTTCCTGAAACAACTCTTTATGTTCCTCTTCAATTCTGGTTTTGCACCAACCCTGGTCTTGCCCTTCCGTTGATTGCCCTTCAATACCACGAAGTCAAGATCAACCTTGATATCCGACCCATTGATGAGTGCTTGTGGGCTGTTACCACTCTTTCTTGCCAAGATAGTGCAAATAAACAATATGCTCCCGGACGCCCTGTTCCTGCTGCTATTGCCTACAATCAATCTTTGGTTGCTGCGTCTTTGTATGTTGACTATGTCTTTTTGGATACCGATGAGCGCCGAAGATTCGCCCAAAATCCCCACGAATACTTAATCACTCAACTCCAATTCACTGGAGATGAGTCTGTTGGTTCGTCTTCCAATAAGATCAAGCTCAACTTCAATCACCCCGTCAAGGAGCTTATCTGGGTTGTCCAACCCGATCAAAACGTTGATTATTGTTCGTCCCTTGTTTGTGATGCTCTTTTATTCAAGGTTCTTGGTGCCCAACCCTTCAACTACACAGATGCGATTGATGCCCTTCCTAACGCAATTCACGCTTTCGGCGGCCCTGCTGGTATTGCTCAAGATTCTCGTGCTTACATTGATGCCCAAGGTTTGTTTCAAGATGCCGGTGCTCTTGATTATGACATTCCTAATGGTTTCACTGGATACTGGCACGGACCTTCCAATCCTTACAATGAGGCTAATCTTGGCGGTCAAGTCCCCAACTACGATGGTGTTGCGGGATTAAGTGATGCTGAAAAGGCTGCTCTTGCTGCTCTTCAAGGCGGTCCTCATATGGATAACTCCACCGTTTCCGATGCTGGAACCTTTGTCCTCTGTGAGACCTCTGTTGATCTTCACTGCTGGGGCCTAAACCCTGTTGTCACCGCTAAGCTCCAACTTAACGGCCAAGATCGTTTCTCTGAGCGTGAAGGATCTTACTTCTCTTGGGTCCAACCTTACCAAGCGCACACCCGTTGCCCTGATGAAGGTATTAACGTTTATTCGTTCGCCCTTCGCCCTGAGGAGCACCAACCGAGTGGAACGTGCAATTTCTCCAGAATTGATAACGCAACCCTTCAACTTGTTCTCTCGAACGCCACTGTTGAAGGCACCAAGACTGCTAAGGTCCGCGTGTACGCGACCAATTATAATGTGCTAAGAATCATGTCTGGGATGGGCGGGTTAGCATATAGTAATTGAGCGGAATGGGTTAAAATATCAATTATTATTGTGTATATATTTAATCAATAAAAACAACTTAAACACATTTATATTATATAATTTATAATATGAATAAAATTGATTCTCCATCAATCATTGTATCTAATTACACAATACCAACAATGAAGCCAGTATATTCAACAAATGATGAATTAATGTGTGGGGTTATTGAATATAATAATCATATTTATTTAATGGATTTAAAAGACAAGGATAGAATTTTAAATTTTAATAAATCTTTTGTGTTTGCCAATGAATCAGATATTTATCCATCTTATTCTGCTAATTACAAACGTTTTAGTTATTTAGAATTTATATTTTCATTAAATACGGAATCTATTCATTTTGTTTTTAAAAATAAAAACCAATACGATTTAAGAAGAGGTAATGTAGAATTAAATCATTGGTATCATAAAACAATAATAGAAACTTATCCAGAGGCTAAGTATATTAAAGGACATTATTTAACTGTGGGACAAGACGCCAATATTATGAAAAATCCTATTTGGAAAATAAAGGAAAATGACAAGGAATATTTATTAATGTATTGTGAAAAAAATACTATTTGTAAATTATGTTGCGAAAGTTATCAACAAATATTAAACAGCGAATATGCCGATAATAATGATAAAAAATTTACTTGGTATAAGGCTTCTAATGGGTATATTCAAACCCACAATTTTGAACATAAATGTTATTATATTCATCAAATTATTATGAATTGTTATGGTAATGGCAAAGGAACAAAAAATATAAGTGTAGACCATATAGACCAAAACCCATTAAATAATTCTTGGGAAAACTTGCGTGTTGCTACAAGAAAAGAACAAGAACAAAACTCAAATGGAATTAAAGAAGGAACCAAGAGAGAACGAAAATCCAGCGCTAAACCTTTGCCCGAAGGAATAACACAAAATATGATGAAAAAATATGTAGTATATTACCAAGAATGGTTAGATAAAGAACATACAAAACAAAGAGAGTTTTTTAAAATTGAAACACATCCAAAATTAGATAAATCATGGACTGGAACAAAGTCCACTAAGGTTTCAATACAAGATAAATTAATCCAAACTAATAAAGTAGTGGATGATTTAGAAAATGATATTTATCCTGTTAAAAATGAAATAACTATACCCAAATATGTTTCGCTAATTACATTTAGAGAAAAACTACATTTAGTATTTGATAAAAAAACTGATGAAAAACGATTAAATATTAAAATGGTTTTACCCAAAGAATATAATTTGGAAGACCAGTTATGTATTTTAAATGAAAAAATTAAAGAAAAATATGAAGGAGAATGTATATTTTAAATATGTTGTATTGCCCCCGAAGCTTCGGGAGCAATAATATTATTGCTTTTTGGTTATAAAAGCAAAACCAAATAAATATATTGATTTCACACTTTTATAAATTAATTAAAATTTACTATAACTAATTTACTTTTATTATTATCATCTTTTATCAATACAAATTTATTTATTTCTCTTAATACAAAAGATAAATCAAAGTTTTTATGATTTGGGTCGTATCTGATTATTGAATTACCTTTTAATAATAAAAATTCTTCTCTTTTTTTCTCATAATCTATATTTCTATCTTTATGGTCATTTTCATCGCATTCAATAATTAAATTAAAATCATAAAAATACAAATCAACCCTATATTCGCCGAATATCTTTTGTCTTTTTGTTTTAAAAATGTCCTTAAAACTATTTTCAATAAATCCTATTGTTTGATTTTCTAAACTCATTAATAAATTTACGTGACAACAATTTTCAGTTATTTTTGTTAAATAACGATTTTTCAAATTAAACGAATTTTTAACTAATTCAAAACTTTTTTCTGTCAATAAATAGTCAATTTTATTATTACCACCGTGTTTTTTATTAAAATTGTTTGGACGTATTACTATAAAATGAATATTTTCTTTAAAATTGTTTTTTAAATATCTAACGATTATATTTTTAGGTGACGTAATAAATTCTGACAATTCTTCTAAATTTTTAGAAAATTGTAAAGTATCATTACATAAAATTGTCTGGTTAATCATAATAATTATTTATATTTTGTATAATTATATATTTATATTTTATAAATCAATTTTTTATTACTGCTATTTAAAATATGATTCTAAGAGTGATTTTGTTATTGATCTAGATAATGTATGACAATGGCTTGGGTTTAGTCAAAAAAATGCTTCAAACGAGTTTTAGAGAAGAATTTTTTAATCAACAAAGACTATAAAATCTTTGCTCCACAGGTTGGTGGAGCAAAAACAAACGTTAGAGGTGGTCATAATAAAGAAAATATTATGTTAAATATTGATACAATTGTTATTATAAAGAAGTAGGAAGTAAATTAAACTATTTATAAAAGTTTTTTAATATAATGTAACCATAATATATAATGGTCGCAATACCTTTTATAAATAAAACAAGAAAAACAAGATTTAAAGGAACCTTTAATTTAGATTCCACAGATTACGAATATACTATGTATTTATTACCAATTACAAAACAAAAAGAATATAATGAAATTGTTAATTATTTCGGCAATCGTATGTTTAAAGGAAGTGTATGTTTAGAAGTAGATGAGTCGGTCGTTGAAGATTACTTAGATAATGGCGATGTTAGTGCGTTTATAATGATTAATCCGTCAAATATCGATAATGTAGCATCAGGCACATTACAAATTTATGATTGGTGTAATTCTTCTAGTAATTCGTCTTCAAAGTCACAGTCGTCTTCAAAGTCACAGTCGTCTTCAAAGTCACAGTCGTCTTCAAAGTCACAGTCGTCTTCAAAGTCACAATCTATTGGCGACGCTGATGTTTGGATCAATGATGTTTGTAGAGTCTCTGGTTCTAGTAATACAGGAAATCCATTAAAAGCATTATTTTATTTTATGGAACAACTAACAATTCAGAACTTACATAAAAATAACATTAAACTTTACATTGAAAATGAACCAGATAATGTAAAGGTTCTTAAACCAAAATACGAATCGTTAGGATTTGTAAAGAATATGATTCAAAATCCCGAAATTTGCCCTAATTGGACAGGAACCGAAATAGTTATGGAAAAATCTGGATTAACAGAAGACACGCCAGTTATTGATTTTTCGTTTTTACAATCGTCTGTTAAATCTGTTACGACTAGATTTACTAGAGCTACTACAGCTGCTACAGCTACTACAGTTAAAGGAAAAGGTATTAAAAAAACTTACAAACGCAATAAAAAAACTTATAAACACAATAAAAAAACTTTTAAACACAATCATAGACGCAAATAATAATATACGTTATTAATATTTAAATACTATATTAGTTAATTATATATTATGAATTTGTTAGTTACTGGTTGTTGTGGATTTATAGGTTCAAATTTTGTAAATTATTATTTTAAGGAAAACAGTTCTGTAAACATCATAAATTTAGACGCTATGTATTATTGCGCATCTGAGAACAATGTTGACGAACATATAAGAAAATCGGATAGATATAAGTTAATTAAAGGTAATTTATGTTCATTTGAACTTATTTCATCTACATTAGAACTTTATAATATTGATACTGTAATTCATTTTGCAGCACAATCACATGTTCAAAATTCATTTGACGATGCTTTACAATATACAAATGATAATGTAGTTGGAACACATACATTATTGGAGGCTTGTCGTAAATATGGAAAAATACAACGATTTATTCATATTTCAACCGATGAAGTATACGGCGAATCAATGATCTCTGAAAATGAAGAGAAAAAAAACGAAGGTTCTGTTTTATGCCCTACAAATCCATATGCTGCAACAAAAGCAGCTGCTGAATTAATAGCTAAATCATATTATCATTCATTTAAAATGCCAATTATAATAACACGTGGTAATAATGTGTATGGTCCAAATCAATATCCTGAAAAACTAATACCTATATTTATTCAACAACTTTTAAAAGGTAACCAAGTTACTATTCAAGGTGATGGGTCAAATGTTAGAGCATTTTTACACGTAAGTGATGTATGCTCAGCTCTAAAATTAGTTTTAGAAAATGGTAAAATAGGAGAAATATATAATATTGGAAGCGACGATCATCACGAATATACAGTTTCACAGGTGGCTCATATATTGATTGAAAAAATAATCGGAACAAAGGATTACGATAAATGGATTAGTTATATTCAAGATAGACCATTTAATGATAAACGATATTATATAAGTAATCAAAAAGTTAAAGATTTAGGATGGACAATTGAAACCGATTTTAATAATGGAATTGATGAATTAATTGAAAAAATGAAAAAGGGGGATTATTAAAGAATCATCTATATTTTTACGAGATGTCATATATATAATTAAGTTTTTTAAGGCAATATTTAAAAAAGTATAATAATAATGAAAACATGGAAATGGAGCACAGGAGAACCTTATTACAAAAGCGCTAGACAGGGAAAAACTGGGGAAGAATCGAATACAAATTTAGATCCTAATTACGAATATGATTCTCAAAAAAACGCCATCAATCAATCTTTAGCAGATGATTCCTTTTTTAATCAAGATTCAGATTTACTTAATATTACTAACACGATGTTTTCAAGAAACCAAACAGCTAATGAAACTAGACGTGAAGATATTGATACAAAAATGGCCGATCGCGAACTACTAGCTCAACGAGGAGTTAATCCGTTTTTACAAACAAGTTATGTTAATGATATCGTAACTCGGGATATGTATTTGAAGCCGGTTAATACGACACATGGCAGAGAAAAAGAGACTGTAAAAGAGGAATAATAAACTCATTTTTTATTGATTGTCTAGCAGTAAACCCGGGTATTCTGCTGAGAATATTGTATCTCGGCGACCAAGATGGTGCCTCAGAAGGAGTACATATCCATGTATTATTGTCAAAATAATGTTTATGAGGACACCCCAGTAAAGAATTACTATGACACATTCCTGATGGGACACATATACATTTTTGGGTGGGGTTTGTATTAGGAACAATATTCATTTATTAATAATATACTTATCTTATTAATAAATATTATACGCATACCATTTTAGTTCTAAAAAATATTACAAATCTAATATTTATTTAGATCGCCTTTACACACATAGTATGAAGCAATCTATTAGCAATGTAAGCCAAGAATATATTTAATAATACCATAACAGAATTAATGACAAACGTAACATTTACTTTCTTGAAATGCATAATCATAAAAAATGCTATAGAAATAGCACTAAATACAAATAATGATCCTAAAACAATAGACAAAATATAAAAATAGACACAGTATTCTCTTGGCAAAGGGCCAAAATATTTATTCATAAAGCCGGGCATTATATAATATAACGAATATATTAAATTCGTTAAATTAAATTAAAAATAACATATTTAAGAGAAAACAACTTAAATAAATTGTCTTAAATCTTAAATAATGAACAACTCAAGTTATACAACTCAAAATGATTTATTACTAAAGAATCTGATAATTTTCTATGATACCAATTTAAATGGTTCCTTTAATGTAAATAATAATTTAGACAAAATGATTCGAATAATTACCGGTGAATCTAAAATATCTCTTAGAATTGTTGATTGGTTTGCAACAAACTATGCTAAAAAGTATTATACATTATTTACAATTGAACAAACCAGCGATAATATTTCGAGACGGTTTAAGGTCTACGATGATTATAAACTTAAATTAAAAGCTTACAGTAAGAAACGTTTTGACCCGTTCTGTAGATGGGACAGAATTAGCATACCATATACCAAGGGAAAATTTATTGAAACAACTATCGGACAATTGAATTTCTTTAAATGGGCTCTTGAAAATAAAGTTATTGAATATGTGGAACAAAATTATGATACCATTGAAAAGGACATGAATAATCGTAACAGCACCTCTAAAAGAAAAGAAACACTTATTGACAACTCCAAGACGAGAAAAAAGCGTGAAGAATTGTCTATTTCGGCTACTAAAAGTATCAAAAAAGAGAAGGTCGAAATAATTGTTCAGTTTAATTGATTCGCTTTCGTTTTTTAAATCTAAAACGATTATATATAATAACAATATAAAGACAAATAGCTATTATTTCCCACCTTTGCCGCAACAAAAGCGATTATCTCACACCAAAGGTGGTCACAATAAAGAAACAATTATGTATATTAACATTTATCACGCCAAAGCGGTAACGGTCTTTAACGTCCCATTTAAAAAAAAATTTTAAAGAAAATATACATTATATTAAAACTAATTTACAAATTGTAAACCAAAGGGGCGGACATAATAAAATTATATTTATGCTTACCGAAAAAGCATTTAATTTATTACAGAATTCATATAATTTACGAAATAGATATATTGTTGATTTAAGTGAAAATGTAAAACATATTAATATCGGGATGTGTATTGAAAACCAAACTATAGGATTTATTGAAAATTCTTATAGTAATATAATAAATATAAAAAGACAATATTATATTGGTAAATATAGAGTTGATTTGTATCTGATTGATTATAAGTTAGTTATTGAATGTGATGAAAATAACCATATTGATAGAACCCCTACTCAAGAAAAAATACGCGAATATTATATAACATCGCTTGGAAATAGATTTATACGATATAATCCAAACGAAAGTTCGTTTGATTTATCTAATGTATTAAGAGAAATAAACACCGTATTATTTTTAGGAAAAGTGTGACATTGTTTTTTGTTATTTTAAATTGTTTTTATTCAAGTGTGAAAACTGGTATAAAGTTTGGATCAACCTTTTTGAAAGGTTGAAAAAATATTATATTTATTTATTCTATAAATGAATACAATACAAAAACGGTTTCTATTATTTTTGATAGGTTGTATAGGCACTAGATCTTTATTTGTATACTTAGCAAAAATTGCGAATACAACTTATTTACCATATATGGGATATTTAGCGCTTTTACCTGCTATGGGATTTATTTATTTATTTTTGACTGGCGCAAGAAAGACTGGCGCAGAAGTATTTGGTGATAAAATCTGGTGGAATGATTTAAGACCAATTCACGGATTATTATACCTTTTATTCGCTTATAACGCAATTAATAAAAATAATGGTGCTTGGGTATATTTGTTAGTTGATGTTATTGTTGGACTAACAAGTTTTT